ATTTGATTTCCGTTTGATTTTTGACAGAGGCCGCTCGGTATGAGCGAAACCAAATCAAAGCGGGGTGGGGCGAGAGCTGGAGCCGGTCGTCCCAAGAAAGCAGAGCAGACTGACCTAGCTGCCTACGAGGCAAGTTACCGCTATAATCCACAGCGGATGTGGGTTTATTCCCCGACGCTCGACGCTCAGAAGGAACTCTCCTCTGGATCTCGCCAAGAGCTGATTAAGAAAGCCCAATGGCTATATAATAATTCCGGTCTAGCCGGTGGAGCAGTAGACAAGATCGCTCGACTCGTCGGACCACTCATCCCGCAGGCTCGCACTAAGGACGAGGCATGGAATAGACAGGCCGAACAAGCCTTCACCGACGCCACACGCAATGCCGCCTTCGGCGTCGATGTCTCAGGATTTGTGAACTTCGATCAGGCAATTCCGCTTCTGGTTCGCCAGTGTGCCATCGCGGGTGATGTCTTTTGGCAACGCCTCACTAGCAACTCAGGCCGTGGCCTCTTCCGCATCATCCCTGGAGAGAATGTCGGATCTCCTGTCAGTCAGCCCGTCGGGAAAGATGACGAGGGATGGGTGGATGGTGTCCAGATCGGAAAACTCGGCAAGCCTATCCGCTACCGTGTTCTGAAAGCCCCCGCCTCCTCGGACTACAACGATATCCGCGCCGAGGACATGGGAGGCCATATCCGCCGCGCCTACCGAGTCGGCTATACACGCGCCCCATCTTGGTTGGCACGTGCCGCCAATACGCTCCAGGACATCGCCGAATATCTGGCCTTTGAGAAGCAGTCGGCAAAGATCGGTGCATCAATGGCGATGGTCATCACCTCGCCAGAGGCTGGAACAATTGGCCTTGGGTCTTCTCTCATTAAGGGGAATTCCTCCAGCTCCGCGCAGCCGATGACCGTGGACGCCATGACGAATGGCTCCATCATTCCGCAGCTCAAGCCGGGAGAGAAGGTGGAGAGCCTAATCAATAATCACCCCTCGGGCAATATGCAGCAGTTCCTTGGAACTCTGAAAGAAGAGATCGCCGTCGGTCTCGGTTTCTCTAGCCAATTCCTCTTTGATGCCACCGATGCCGGGGGCGCAAATCAACGCTGGATTCTCGAGGAAGCCGCCAGCGCGATTGATGAAATCCGCGACATCATCACTCAGTCCTTTGCGGCCCCTTTCTGGAGGTTCTGGATCTGGCAGGAGATCCAAGCCGGTCGCTTGCCGATGCCGAATGATGGTGAGGATTGGTGGAGAGTAGACTTCACGCCTCCCGCTCGTCTTTCCGTGGACTTCGGTCGTGACGGACGCTTGATGAGCGATCTCCTACTCCGAGGTCAGATTTCCCCGCAGCGGTACTACGCATTGCAGGGACTCGATGCAGATACCCAAGATTCCGACATCATCCGCTTTGCCGCCCGTCGCAAGAAGCTGGTGCAAGAGATCGCCAAGGAAGAGGGAGTCGAGTTGACACTTCAGGAAGTTTTCCCTCCAGCCCCCGGATCTCCCGTTCCCGTAGTCGCCGAACCCTCGGCAGATTTGACAGCCACGAAATAAGCAACACATGGCGACTCTCTCCCTATTTGCTGCCGCAACCGATTCCCGCGTGGATGCCGAGAACGGCATCCTGCGTGGAGTCCGCGTCATCACGAAGGGGGAGGCCAAGACCCACAGCTTCCTCGGTTGCCCGATTATCTGCGACGACATCACGATTTCAGATGTGGTTCGTGAGGCGGCTACCTTTGCGGACGGAGTGCCGGTCAAGCTGGCTCACGGAACGGACATCGAGGAGCTGGTCGGTTCCATCCGTGGCATCTACGCCGACGGGGACTGTGCTAGAGGTGATCTCTACCTGCTCAAGACGCATGAGTCTTACCCAACGCTCATTGAGATGGCTCAGACCATGCCGAGCAATTTCGGAGTTTCCATCTCATTCCTGAATCTCCCCGAGCCGGTCATGAACTCAGTCATGGGAGATGACGGGGATGGGGATAACGACGCCAGCGGAATTAATCCTGACTACCAAGACGACATCGTGGCCTATGCCGCACGGGTTGTTGAGGGAGGTCTTTTCTCCGCCGATCTGGTCAGCAACCCAAGCTGCAACCCCTCCCTCTTTTCCATTATGAGCGAAACCCCAACCCCTGAAGCTCCCGCCCTAGAGGTTGTGGAGATCCCAGTAGAAGCCCCGAAGGTTGAAGAGACCATCGCCGGTGAAATCAAGCACATCGCCGAGGTTATTGCCTCCGAGATTGCTGATCCCGAGGTCATCGAAGAGACCGCCCCTGTCCCTGCTGATGAGTCTCTAGTTTCAAAGGAAGAGCTTGAGGTGAAGGGACCAGATGGAACGCAGAACGATCCTGAAGGTGGCAAGGAAGTCCGTGGACCTGAAGGCACTCAGAATCTGCCAGAGGATGTGAAGCCAGAGATCGCATCTGAGACTCCTGCCAAGGACGCAAAGAAAGAGATCCCTGCCCCGGCAGAACTCTCCCGCAAGTGGGGAGCCGTCACTACGGATCTTGAGGCTACCCGCACCGAGCTTTCTGCAACTCGCACCGAACTCTCTGCCGTGAAGTCGGAACTCACCGCCGCTCAGACCGAACTCTCCAAGAGGGATTCCGAGCTTGTGGATCTCCGCTATCTCCACCGCTCGGTTCTCTCCGTCATGGGACTCTCCGCTTCGGATGTGGTTCCTGAGATCGCTAACAGCGAGTCCGCCCTTTCCGTGATCGAACGCTACGAGGCCATGCCGGCCGGTTCTGATCGCCTCTCCTTTTTCCAGTCCAACCGCCGCGAGATCGAAACCGCTCTCTCAGCACGGGTCGGAAAGTAACAAGTCAACCCCAACACACCCCAACTAACTCACCAATATGGCTAACACCTATTCCTCCTCCCTCGTTACGGACATCGCAACGCAGGCATCCATCACAGTCCTTCAGCCCAAGCTCAGTGCGCTCAAGGCTTTCTCCAGCGATTTCACATCCGACACCGTTTCCGGTGCTGGTCTTCGCAAACTCCAAGTCGCCGTTGTCGCCAACGCTGCATCCGCTGTGACCAACCCAACATCGTTCACCAGCAACGGTGATTCAATTTCTGCTGCCGGTGTGACCATGAATCATATCTCGGCTCAGTTCGGACTTACCTCCGCACAGCTTAACCAAGGCTTCCGTTTGGAGAAGGTTCTCAAGGCCAATCTTGCCGCTCTTGGTAACGCCATCATGGATGTGGCTTTCGCACCCATGACGACCACCAACTACGGCACGGCTGCCTACAACACCGCGATTGCTACGGCAACCGGCGGCGTTCTTGGAAACGACCTTATCACCAAGGGTCTTCCTGCTCTGTTTGCGGCTATCGCTAACGGCAGCGAGCGCAACCTTGTCCTTGACGGTCAGTACTTCTCGTACTTGCTTCCTCAGAGTGGGTTCAGCCTTCCTGTCACCGGAGGACCGGCTTACGGGTTTGATAACGTGTATCTCAATACTCGTTTCAACGCCATTACCGGCGGTTCTGATTCGTTGCTCAACGGCACGACCAAGACCTGTCACGGTTTTGCAGCCAGCCCCGAGGCTCTTGCAGTTGCTAGCAGCCTTCCCTATGTGGATCAAGCAGTTGCCGGTCTGCTTCAGCAGCAAGAGACAATCCAGATTGAGGGTCTTGATGGCCTTGCAATCCAGATGTCGATCTGGGGCGATCTCGCCACTCGCGGTCTGTATGGTAGCTTCGATGTGATCTTCGGCGCAGCCAAGGCTGACGGTTCAGCTCTCAAGTTCATCACCGCCTAAGTTTCGGTTTGGTTTCATTGCCTGAAGGGGTGGGGTCGAAAGGCTCCACCCCTTCTTGCGTCTAGGCATCACGTTTTGACAGCCGGTCAAGGAGGTGAACCGGAACTCCATCGCAGCCTTTCATCGTAAAGGCGCTGCTGCTCTCGCCGATGCTCTCGGCACTCAGGTCACAATTTCTGGCAAGACCTTCTTTGCCCACGTCTCGACACCGCGCCCGACGATGAGCCTGGAGACCGGGGGATTTTCTACCGACCGATCCATCACCCTCCGCTGGCCGGTGGGCCGCGCACCGAAGCCAGCACTCGGAACGGCAGTTCTGCTTGTCAGCGAGAATCTCTCCTTCCGAGTCCAGACCGCGACAAGCCTCATCGGATCACCTCTGGGTCAGGAGATCCAAGTCACCGCAATCAGGGAATAGCTCTCGACCCTCGACCCTCGTCTCTCGACTCCGCCCCCCATGAACCCTCTCGCCGTAGAAACCGCTCTCAAGTCGGCACTTGCCGCCTCCGCATTTCCGACGACGACGATCTACACCGGCACGAGTTACGCCGAGCTTACCCCTGAGAGCCTGAATCTCATCGTATCGGTAGACTCGCTTCAGTCAGTCGGCAAGGGCCTCTATACGGCCACTGCAATGGTGAAGCTCACGGCCCCGGCCCTGCTCGGTGATACAGCATACACGCAATTCTCCGCAGCTCTGGAGAGTCTGAAGGTCGCGCTCTCCGACACCTACCTCCTTGCGAACTGGCCCGTGGCAGACGCGCCGAGCTTCTGCGGCAGTTCTCCATGCCCTTCGAGCATTTCCACCGGACAGGACAACCACGCATGGACGGCGGATCTCCAAATGACGCTCGGCGTCATGGATTGAAGAACAGAACAGCAAACGATTTGACAACCCCGCATCTCCAAATCCTCCAACCCGCTACCACCGCTAACCACCTCATCCTATGGCCGCTACCCTTCTCGGAACCTCCACTGGCACAGTCTTCGGCTGCACTGCCGAAACTGGCATCCTCATTGACGCCTTCTCGATTTCCACGACCAGCGACAAGCAGGAGGTGAAGAACGAAAACGGCGAAGTGAGGCTCGTGGCCGTCTTTAATCCTAAAGCAGCAATCTCCGTTTCTGGAACGGTTGCCGGGACAACTGGAGTGGTCGCCGCATCAGTCGGAACCGCTCTGACACTTGCCAACGTCGAGGCAGTTGGTGGTGTGTCCGCAGGACTCGTCATTGTGGATGGAGTTTCGATCCAGAAAAAGCCTGATGGCTTCAAGACTATCAGCATCTCCGCCTCCCGCTACCCGCTGATCACTGCCTAGTTTCTCCCACGCCTCGGCCCCCGGCGAATAGGGGGCTGCCAATTCTGATTAACTGAAAAAAATATGACTGAAGAAGATTCTCTCAAAGGAAGTTGGTTTTCCACTTCCGATATGAAGCTGGCGATTTCGCTCCACGCTGCCGGTTTCACATTCAAAGCCAATGCCGAATGCACCCGGCTTACGACCGAAGGCCGCGAGAGTTTCACTTGGCACTTCAACACGACGAATACCGATGGAGAGGATCTGAGCGACTTTCTCCGGGCATGGGAGAATCCCGTCGGCGAAGGCATCCCGCGCCCCTCGAACATGGTCTGCTTCCTCCTGGCACGCGAGGCCATGCTTTCACGGACGCACATCATCACGGAGAGCCATCGCGTCCCAAATCAGATGCTGCGTAACAGGGGAGACAAAAGGCTGGCCTTCACCCCCCGGCTGGGAACTGCCGAGCGTCAACACCTCGCCCAGCTCGCAAGCTGAGATCCATTTTATGAACAAGAAAAACCCAACGCAGAAAGAATCGGTCAATGAAGTCAACGACTTCTCGGATGATCTGAACGAAATCAACACCGATGCTCGCAACCGCGAACTTGACCAGGACATCCTCCGCAGCGGTGAGGAGATCGCAGGCATCACGTTGCGCCGACTCTCGGCTGGAGACCTAGCCATGCTGATTGAATGCGGCGTCGGCCTTGCTATGGGGAGGATGAATAATATCGCCTTCGATGTCGGCGCGATCCTCTACTGTCAGAGCATCGACAAGACAAAGGCTCGGAACATCAAGCCTTCGGAGTTTCGATCCGATGTGTATGAGTTCCTTGATGCCTACGAGCCTGACGTGTTCCAAGAGGCCACTCCTAGAGTTCTGGAG